ATTCTGGGCCACCAGGTACATGGTTCTGAGGGACGACCAGGGCAACATCGAGCCCTGCGCGCCGCGCGCGTACCAGGAAGAGGCCCTCCGCTGCACTTCCCCTCGCAAAGTAGATCGGTGGGGCCGCGGTCTGGGCAAGACGCTCTGCGGCGTCATCGAAGAGCTCCACTTCATCAGCATCAACAAGAACACCGAAGTCATGGTGGTGGCGCCTTCCCAGGCGCAGGCCCAACTGTGGTGGGACGAGATTGTCTTCCAGATCGAGAACTCGCCGGCTCTCGGCGGGAACGACTTCCTGATCTCGAAGAAGCAGCAACCTTATTACTACATGCGGTTCGGCAACGGCTCGGTCATCAAGATCTTCACGGCCGGTTCGAAGTCCGGCAAGGGTGCTGATTCCGTCCGTAGCCAATCTCCTCGCCGCATCCGGCTTGAGGAGCAGGATTACCTGGCGGACAAGGACTACCAGGCCATCATGCCGCTGATGCGCCGGTTCAAGAACATCACCTTCCATGGTTCCTCGACACCGACCGGCCTGCGCGGAATGTTCTGGCAGATGTGCAACAAGTTGCCGGACTATAAGGAATTCTTCCACCCGATCATGGACCACCCGAACTGGGGGACTGATCAGCTGAATGAGGAAGTCTGCCTGGCCGAGGCTCAGACCCTGGAGAAGTACCGGCATGAATGGCTGGCCGAGTTTGGTGATCCGACTGCCGGCGTCTTCAAGTCCGCGTTTGTCGACTGGGCCATGAAGCCCTACAGCCTCAAGACTCTGATCCACGATCCGTCCAAACGCCATGTCATGGGCATCGATTGGAATGGCAAGGGCACTGGCACCAGGATTGTGGTCACCCAATACGATCCCGCCACGCGCAAACGGCGCGTGGTTCATCACGAGGCGATCGACGACGACAAGGCAACGACCAAGAAGTCCTTCAACAGGATCGTCGAGCTGAACAAGCTCTGGCACTGCGACTATGTGTACGTCGATGCCGGCTTCGGCTTCGTTCAAGACGAACTCATCAAGGACATCGGTGTTCAGGCCGGCACCTTCGATTCCGATACCGCGAAGCTGAAGTACATCAATGTCATTGACTTCGGCGCCAAGCTGGAGACCAACGCAATTGTTCCCAACCGGAATCCAGATTCGAAGTATCTGGCCGATCCCAAGGACGACATCCTTAAACGGCGAACCAAGCCGTTCATGGTCGAGGGCACGGTCATGGCCTTCGAGATGGAGCTGGTCGAGGTTTCGCGCGAGTACGCTCTGCTCGAAGAACAGCTTCGCGGTTTCAGGGTCAAGACCTGGACCAAGGGCGGCGCGGCCGACACATATTCAACAGACGCCGACTCCGGCGATCACGATCTCGACGCATTCATGCTGTCGATGCTTGGCATCGAGCTGAACTACGGGCTCTGGCACACCAAAGAGACCGTCAGGCGTTTGGTACAAATCGCCCATGTGTCAGGCTGGGGATTGCCGTCCACTGTGATTTCCCAGCCGACGGCAGCGCCTATTCCGACGCCTGAGCCTCCCGCCGCGGCACAGACCGAGACGATGCGGGAGCTGAAGCGCGATGTTTCGGGCGTTCCTGCGCGAACCAAGCCACAAAGCAGCCTGCAGAAACAATACAGGTTGCTCCACATGGCCCGGCAGAGCTACACCGTAGCACCAATCAATCCCGGCGGCCCCGGCAACGGACGTGTTCCTTCTCGTACGAGTTTCTTTCAGACTTCATCCCGGCCCGGGTTTAACAGCACGGGCCGGCGCTTCGGTGGTGGCGGCTAATGGCCAACGGCGATCCCCAGAACAACATCGCTGCGAGTGTAGCGGCCAGCTACGACATGCCGATCGCTGTCTCGGTCATTGAGAAGCTGGCCAAGTTCCCGTTCCTCCAGCAGCTGGGCTATAACGGCCAGCTGAGCTGGTTGCAGGGAGGGTTCCTCGGGCTGCAGGACTTCTTCGACGAGATGACGACCTATTCGAGTGCCGCCGACATTCTGCAGGCAGCCTGGCAGCTCATTCAGAAGCGGGTTCCCCTCAACTTGGATGTACAGAAGAGCCTGTACACAACAGACTCGATGGGGACGGTCGGCAATGCCTTCCAGCAGCTGGTCGGTTTCCAGCAGACCTTCGCCGTCAACCCTGACGACCTCTCCGATTCAACAGGCAGCGCAGTCGTCGCCAGCAATCTCCCGAGTTCCTAATGGCCTTCGAGTCGATCCAGTTCAAATACACCCCGCCTCGCACCGTCTCTGCGGCGATTCCCGCCACATCGGCAGCTCCGCCGGTGAGCCTGGCTACAGGCAACAGCCAGACGAATTCCGGGAACGCAGCGGCGAGCGCGTCGGCCGCCGGAAAGCTGATTGCCCGACTGGCGGACTTGCTGGACACCAACCAGTATCTGCAGCAGATGATCCTCGCACTGAGCACCGGGCTGGGAATCGAGTTCGATCCCTTGGTGGATCCGGAAACAGCAAGGGCGCTGCAAACGATCTATACGAACCTGCCGGTGCCGACGTCGCTGACCATCAGCATGTACAACCGGCTGCTCGATGCCAAGATGACGGCGTTGCAGCTCGAGTCGGGATTGGGGAACGGTACTCCTTATGAGACCAACCCTTTTCAGGCATCGGCCGTCAGTCAGATCAATCAGGCCATCGAGAGCGGACTGGTCAATAGCGGTCAAGCCCAGTATCAGGCCGCCCTCCTTCTGGGCCCGTTGAAAGGGGACGCTGTCCTCTTCAACAACATGACGGCCCATCTGTCGCAGTATCCGGTCATCGCCTCGCCGGGAACCCCTTCGATCACCACCAACAATCCGAACCAGATCTCGATCTTGGGGCAGGATGTTTCCCCGGCCTTGGCGAGCACCATGAACAGCTCGCTCGACTCCTTCCAAAGTTCCTACGCCTCGGTCTATCAGCTGAATGCCAGTGTCGGAGTCGTTGGCCAGGACGTCAACAACGTCCTGAATCAGTTCTTCCTGGAGCCTCCCACCAATCTGGTGCGGATGATTCCTATGATGAGGGCTCTCCAGGGATTCACCCAGGGGCCTCGTCTGGATTCGATCGTCAACGGATTGACCGGTACCTCGTTCGTTCAGCTCATTGCTGAGGCAGCCGGCATGGTCATGATGGCCGACCGGTTTATGCAGACGGCGGTGCAACCTCTCAAGGGAAGCACTTCCAACATCGGCCAGATGGTTTCCCAGATCCAGGCGGCGGCCGCCATGTCCAGTGTTGTGGTGAACGGGGCGAAACAGAGCTTCGTCAACACCACTGGCGGGCTCAAGGGCTGCTCCATGGCCTACAACAGTGGCTTGCCGACAGCGCCCAACAGCACCTCGGCACTGGTGCCATCGAGCACCTTCCAGGTTCCCGGAGTCGGAACGATGACCCCCGGCCTCATGACTCTGGCGACCCACCTCGACTGGGCAAACACGACAGCCAGCGCCAAGGTCATGGTGCTTTTGGAGTCCTTTCAGAAGCTGATGAATCGCCGGACCGGCGACATGAATGCCCAGATGGACATCATTGCCAGCACTCAGGCACTGAACACACTGATCCAACTGGCCACCGCTGTGATGACCTACAACAGCAGCCAGCCCGCAGTAGGCGCTGCGAACTCTGTTGCCCAGACGGCTGCCGTGAGCCAGATCCTCAGCGGCATGCAGTCAACGACTGGCACTTCCTTCGTTGTCACCAACGGCCAGATGCAGGCTGTTCCTCCCACAGTCCCAGCACCGCCCAGCAATGTGCAAACGGTTCTGACCAACGGCGGCGTGAACCTGATTGTCGCCTCCTCGTCGACTGTAAAAGCACCCACCATTGGAGCAGTGAGCTAATGCCACGCACACCAGACACCACCCTTCAGGACAATGCCGCGCGCCGGCAAGAACGTCTCATGGCTTTCGTTGACGGAACGTCGACCAAGTCAAAACCCGGCAAGGCCGCAGTGATCCGCCGGACGATCAATGGCCAGGTCATCGAGCCCAACATCAAGGGGCTTGGGCGCAGGACTGCTTCGTACTCTGGCGACAGGTTCCAGCCAATTGAGCGACCGACCGGCGATCGTTGCATCAGCGACAAGCAGATGGACAGCATGAAGATCGAGGACGCCGGCAAGATGCTGAACGGCGACCTGAACAAGATCAAGCTTGAGAAGGCAGCCGATTACATCGGTACCTACTACATGTGGAACGGCATCCTGATGCCGGAGTACGACATGCGTGAACCGCATGCCATCTCCGACACCGAGGTCTACGTCAAGCAGGCCGTGGCCCGCAAGCTGGCGCTTGCCGCGCGCGCCGGCTACGAGATCATGAGCGATCGGCAGGAAGATGCTGAATATGTCCAGACCCGAATCGATGCCTTTGAGTTCGTGACAGAGCGCAGCTTCGAGAGCTTCCTCAAGGGTGTTCTGCGCAACATGTTCCTGTGCTCCAACTGCTTCCTCCTCAAGATTCGCAAGGAAGACGCTGCTCCTGTCAGCAAGAAGAAGGGTGGCAGGGTTCCGGTCGCTGCCTATACGATCATCCCGGCCCACACCATGCACCCTTATCTGGAAAAGGGGAGAATCGCCAAGTGGCGCCGCATCTTCGACCATGGCATTCCATGGATTGACTATCCGGTTGAGGACATCATCCATCTCAAGTGGGATGTGAAGCCCGGGCATATCTTCGGAACCCCGCGCACCATCGCCGTTCGTGACGACATCTTTGCACTGCGCCGGCTGGAAGAGAACATCGAGCTTCTGTTCATCAACCACCTGTTCCCTCTGTTCCATGTCCAAGTTGGCAACGAGAAGGCGCCCTGCACTTACGGCCCGGGCGGTGAGTCCGAGATCGACATGGTGCGCTATCAGATTGAGAACATGCCCAAAGAGGGCGTGTTCGTCACCGATGAGCGCGTCACGGTCACCGCCGTTGGCGCCGAGGGCAAGTCCCTCGACTTCAAGGCCCTGGTGGAGCACTTCAAGTCCCGGGTCTACATCGGACTGGGCATGAGCGCCATCGACATGGGTGAAGGCGCCGACGCCACCCGTGCCACCGCCGACAACATCTCGCAGAACCTGAAGGATTCGATCAAGGCCGACCTCGACGAGCTCGCCGATCAGATCCGGATGCTCATCTTCAAGGAATGGTTCCAGGAGGCCAATTACTCCACATCCGTTCAGAAGGGTGTGGCCCGTACCAAGCTGTCATTCCACGAACTCGACCTCGACAATCGGATCAAGGAAGAGACGCATGTGATGGCCCTCTTCAACTCCCATCTGATCACGGAGACGGAAGCCCGCAAGCGGATGAAGTACAAGCCGATGACCAAGGCGGAGCAGAACGACACCCACTTCGCACTTCATGTGCTGCGTCTGGAACGGGAGATCAGCAAGTACAAGACAGCTTCGGCGATCGAGATCGCTAAACAGGATGTCACGAACCAGAAGGCGTTGGCTGGAACCCAGATGAAGTTGATGGAAGCCCAGGCCAAGCTGTCCGAGGCCAAGGCTGGCCACGAGCAGCAGAGCCTCGAGGCGCAGGCAAAGCACCTGCCCGTTATCGCCAAGGCCAAGGTGGCCGTGGCCAATGCCAGCGCGCGCCGCGCCAGCAAGGGTACGGGCGCCGGCCGGCCGCGCGGAGGCACTGCCAAGAAGACCACACAAACCGCCGCGGCAACCGCCAATAAGATGCGGCCGGCCAACCAGCATGGATCCAAACTCGGTCCAGGCAAGAACAGTGACAGCCTCATCGGCGAGATCTATGAAGGCTTGGTGCAGGGTCGGGAGCGATTGATTGCTGATGGTCTGAATGTGGATAAGAACTGGCGTGAAGCAAGCGCAAGGATCGTCGACGAGGTCGTTGAGCGCCTTAACCAGCGCGAAATCACCGATTCAGTTGGTGATTCCTATACTAGACAGGAACGAGCCGCCGGATTGAATTCATTGAAGTCCGTGATTGCTGAAACTTCTGATCCTGAGCTTCTTTCCGTGATCCTTCGAGCGGAGTTGGAAGACGAGGTAGATAATGCCGAGCTTGAATATGCCGTTGCCGATCGCGCAGCTTAACGGCCCTGGTATGCAGAACTCCAGAGTGACTCCGCTGCAACAGGCGCTGGCGCAGGATGCGTCTGCTTTGTTTCCCAGCACCGCATCGATCCAGCCCATCCCGCAGGGAGGCCCCTTCCTGCTTGAGATTCCTCTCAACCGTTAAGCAGTGGGGCGCCGGACTGAACTTCGTTACCCGGTCTACTAACTAACGGTTGGTTTTATACAAGGTAGGACATGCTGAGCGAGCGCCGTTGGCTCAAGATCCACGACTTCCTGACGTTTCGTCCGAGCGCGGTTCTTGAGAACAAGAGATTCCTGTTCGAGTGCAAAGACTCGAAGTCCGAGACAGGCCACAGCCTGCTCGTTCGCGTGGACGCGACTCACGCCGGCATCGTTACTGGCAATCGCAAGTTCTACCGTCCCGATTGCATGCAGGACGCGGTTCAGACCTGGGTTCCCAAAGGGGTCGCCGCACTTCCCGTCCTTCGGGGGCACGACAAAGAAGGCGATGTCCTGGGCCGGATTCGTGAGGCCAAGTACATCGACGACTCCTGGAAATACGCCAGGGACTTTCCGGTTCTGAAGGAATCAGTCTTCTACAACCGCGATTCGAAGTCCGGCAACAAGTTCAACCTGTTCAAGACGGTGGACTGGATCCAGGACAACCTGGCCCGGGTTAAGGGCTACCAGGGCGTTGGTCATATCGAACTGGGTCTGAACCTGACCAACCCTGATGCGATTCAAAAGATACTCCGCGACGAGTATCTGTGCGTTTCGGCCGGCGCGATTACCGACTCGGCCACTTGTTCCATCTGCCACACCGACTGGGCGTCTGAAGACAAGTGCGAACACCGCCCCGGTGAGATTGTCGATGGACGCATGGCCTTCCTGATCTCGGGAAGGTTCAAGTACAAGGAGCTCAGCTTCGTCAACTTCGGAGCCGATCCGTTTGCTCAGGTGAAGTCCTATGAGTTGAAGGATTCCCTCGAGAAGATGTTCTTCCTTGGTCTGCCTCTCGATGACCAGCAATTTGCTATCGACAGGGGCCTCAAACTGACCGACAGCCTGTACGAGTCGGACATCGTGATTGAATACGAGGAACCAAAGATGACGATTGACGTGGCCGCCGTTGGGAAGACTCTCAAGAGCCCTGATCTGACGGCAGAAACAGCATTCGATCTTCAGGATCAGCTCACGGCCTGGACACCGGAAACGGACGACGACAAGACCTCCCGGCGCAGCCTGCAGTCGACTCTCACAGCCAAGATCCGCAAGAACGGTTGGAAGCGGAAAGAAACTGCCGATCCGGCCGCGATCGAAGATGCCGGCATGAGCGCCGATCTTGCAGCGGTTCCCGCAGTGGCCGAAGATGCCAACGCCGCGGCTGCCATTACGACAGCGGTTGCTGAGGCAACCGAGTGCGTGGACGGGATCTGCGATTGGACAGAGTTCACCCTGACCGATGAGGACCAGGCGTTCTTCGCCGACGAACAGAAGGTTTACGACGAGCTTTGCGTCGAGCTGGATGCCGCCGGCACCAGCGGCGAGTTGAAGGACGAACAGATCAAGGACGCCAAGCTGGATGCGGAAGCCCGCAAGAAGCTGAGTGGCAAGTCCTTCTGTGGTCCGAATCGCACCTTCCCCGTGGAAGACTGCGCGCATCACACCGCAGCCCTTCGGCTGCTCGGCCGGGCCAAGATCAGCGACGGCGCCAAGGAGAAGATACGGGCCTGCGTGGAGAGAAAGGGCAAGACCTTGAAGTGCGGGATTACGAAGACCGAGGACGCACAGAACAAGTGCTTCAATTGCGGTTCTAAAAAGAACCTCGGCTTTACTTCCGATGGCGAGTACGTCTGCGAAGAATGCTCCGACAACCTCAGGGATAAGCTTCGGGGACCGATCAGTGATGAGCTGAAGACTCTGGCTGCCGACCTGAAGCTGTTCGATGCCGAGGAGGCCGACAAGGACACCCGGGCCGCAGAGGTCAAGGAGATTCTTGGCCACTACGAGTGTCTGGACAAGCATCACAAGTCAGCGGCTTCCGACAAGCACGGACTGCAGTACAAGATGGAGGATCTTCACAGCGCCCTGGGCGAGCGGTGGAACAAGGACCGTTATGTCGAGTGGGCCAAGAAGTACCTCACTGAGAACATCAAGGATTCGTTGCTCATCACCAAGGACGAGCTGGCCGAGAAGGACGACGCCGTTCTGGGCCTGACCGATGAGCTGGCGACGATCAGAACCAGTGTCGCCACCAAGGACCGCCTGCTCGCCGCCGTCCTCCTGGATTCGAAGACGAGCCTGGCAACGACGCTGGTCATGCACAACTGCCTGCGGAAGAAGGACGGCTATGTCGGCCTCGATCCGAAGCAGATTCAGGACAAGATCGCCGAGTTTGCCAGGCGCCATATCCAGAGTCTGAAAGACGCTGTGACCGATCTTTTCACCGAGCTGCAGTGGAACACCGCGGCCGAACCGGGGAAAGCTGGCACCGACCAGGGAACCACGGTAAACGACAACGCTCACGTAGATGAGGCTGATGGAACGGACCCCAGTCCGGCTCTGATCCCTGCGCTCACGGTGCAAGACGCCCAGAAGCTCGATCGCATGCTCACCTACATTCATGACGAAACGGACCGCCAGCGGTACATCGCCGACGTTCGTTACGGACGTGTGAAGCTCAGCTAAGCAACCAGTAAGTAGGTTGCAGGAGAAATCTCATGCCAGTTGATCTCAACAACCAGTACACCGGCAAACTGTTCGGGCAAGACCGTATCGGCCAGACGACCCCGGACCTGGAGCTCTCTGAGCCCCTGAAGCCCTGGCTGCCTGTTCCTTATCCGGCGCCCTACCTTCCCGGTCTGCGTCAGGATCAAGGCCATCCGAAGTTGGCGTCCGTCGTGCTCAGCTCGCAGCACCTGATTGGGCAAGACAAGAGCGGTGCACTCGTTCCTTCCGGCCTGCAATGCGGCAAGACCCCCGCCGGTTCCAACGTGTGGTGCATCATCCAGTGGGGCGCTGGCTCGATTGACCAGTTCACCATCGATCCTCGCACCGGCAATGCCGTGACTCCTGGCGACCATTGCGTTCTGGCAGCTCCTGCCGACGCTGCGCCGGGCAATGTCACCCTGACCAACGGCACCGTGATTGCGGTCAGCTGGGCCGACATCAACTGGGCCTGGAATTGCACCCTGTTCCCGAGCGTGACGACTGGCACGACCCTGTCCGGGTCCGCCACCAACGTTCCCCTGGTTCCGGTGCTCACACCTTCCGCCGCTGCGACCAAGTCCACCTTGGTTTATACGCTGGCCGCGGCCGGCGACAACTTCGACGGTCAGTTGACCTTCCAGGTCGGCGCGACGGGCACGCCTGTCACGGTCGAGTTCAATGGGACACTGGCACAGGCTGCGACGGCTGTGGCTGCGGCAGTCACCGCTGCGGCTCCGGCGTCGGCTGTGACCGCTGCCAATGCTGCTCTCACTGCCGCGAACACCGCACTGGCCACGGCGAACACCGCTGTGACGACTGCCAACACTGCGCTCACCGCCGCGAATGTGGTTGTGACCACGGCCGGCATCACAGTGACACCCACGGACCTCGCCAACCAGTCGGCGGCCCTGGCGGCCTACAACACCGCTCTGGCCAACCTGGCGACTGCTCAGACCTCTCAAGTTGCGGCACAGGCTGCTTACACTGCCGTGTTTAACCTGAACGCTGTGACCGTTGCGGCTACCACAACCACACTGACCATCTCTGGCGTGGTTGACGGCGCGCTCGCAGCCGGCACCAGCACCTTCGTCTACACCAGCGACATCGACGACGTGGGCCATGTGGGCACAGCGGTTCCGTACTCGTACGGCACAGCCCGCCCGATCGGCGTCTGCACACGGAACGTCTTCCAGTACATCGGTGGCGTGAGCATCATCGATCCTTCGCTCGCCGGCGGCATCCTGTACCGTCTCGAGGGCCTGAACCCCATCGGCTTCCAGGTCATGAACTACATGCACGAGATGGGCACGGCCATCCAGACCCAGTATGTGCTGAAGGTGCCGTGGATTGGCGCCACGCCGAACACGCTGCAGCAAGACGCAACGACCGACGGCATTCAGGGCTACGTGCAGGGCTACGGCCGCACCTTCGCCCACTTCACGGGCCTTCCCACCACCGGAGCTGGCGTGACCTTCTCGCCCTTCCAGGGTGACCAGGGCAACTACACGGTGTTCAACCCGGCAGTCAACTCGCCTGTCGACCTGGTTGGGCGCGTCATCGGCGTCGTGAACATGATCAACAAGATCGGGTTCTCGAACCGCATCAAGACCCTGTGGGATCCGTCTCGCATGGTCGGCCCGATGACCGATCCGAACCCGGCGGCCATCATGATGGGCGGCTCGGCCACCGCGGGTCTGCCTTACGACCTGAACCTGACGACTGACGGCATCTACAAGGCCTCTCAGCTGCAGAAGACTCAGGCGCGGCCCGAGTACGGCACCTACGTCCTGGTTCGCGTGCTCCTGTAATCCAGGCGCACCCACCGAACTAACAGTTGGTTGGAGACTCCATGCCGCAGATCGTGATTACCCAGGGTCAAGCGTATGTCAAGGGTGACGGTCTGCGGTGCATGGCCAAACGCTCCGATGGCACAGGCCGAGTCTGCGACAAGCTTGTCGTCAAGAAGAACCCCGCGGGTGAGATCGCCGGGGCATTTCAATGCCCCGATCGCCGGTGTCGCCAGCTTATCCAAGTCGAGACCAGACGATAACTGCGGTCTCTGACTCACCTTTTACAATCCGCCGGCCCACGTTGGACCAAACCGCCCTGAGGAGGGTATTTTCCAAATGTCAAAGACCAAGGTCACTCCCGAACAATTCAAGGCAGAACTTGAACTGCAGGATCGGTTTGCGACAATCTTCCGTACGAACGGGTGGGACCCGGTCGCCGATAAGAATGTCGACATCAACGATGCCCTGGACATCCAGAACGCTGCCTTCATGATTCCGAAGGCGATGACGACAATCGTGCAAGAAGGCATCGAGCCGATGCTGATCGGCACGCATCTGCTTCAGAAGATCCAGTACAAGCCCGGCATGATGACCGTATTCCCGGCCGTCGAGCCTCTGCGTGCAGAGGAAACCGGCGACGGCATGGATCTGCCGATCTACAACATCAACATCGGCGGCGCGCAGTCCTTCGGCGTGACCGTCAAGCGTCACGGCCTTCGCCTGAAGATCGCCAAGCGGTTCGTCGAGGAATCGGCCTACCCATGGATCAACTTCTGGCTGCGTCTGGCCGGCAACGCTCTCGCGCGCCACAAGGAAGAGTACATCTTCGACTTCATCACGAAGCTCGGCACGTTGGTCTTCGACAACGATCCGAACTCCCGTCTGGCCAGCTCCCCGCTGCAGCCGATCAAGGGCGTCACGACCGGCCGCAACTACAAGGGCGTGCTGAACGGCTCCATGACAGTGGACGACGTCTTCGACATGTACGCGGCTGTGTTGCTGAACGGCTTCGTTCCCGACACGCTTCTGGTCCACCCGATGGCGTGGTTGATGTGGGTCAAGGATCCTGTCCTCCGTGAGTTTGCCATCCAGGCAGGCGGCGGCAGCTTCTTCGCCAACTTCACCGGCAACCCCGCGGTGCTCGGCAACAAGTTCTACAACAACGGCGGACTCGGCATCGGCCAAGGCCAGACCGGGCAGTACACCAACGGTCACCTCACCGGCGGCGAAGTGTCGCAGGCGACTTCTGGCAACTACCAGAACATGACGTCGGCCCCGATCCTGCCGAACTATCTCGGCATTCCGTTCCGGATCCTGGTCAGCCCGTTCGTGAACTTCAATCCCGAGCAGCGCACGACCGACATCATGATGTTCAACAGCCGCAACCTCGGCGCCTTGATCGTGGCTGAAGAGCCCCATGTCAAGAGCTGGGAAGACGGCCAGTACAACATCCAGAACATGTCGATCGAAGAGACCTACGGCTTCGGCATCCTCAACGAGGGCCAGGCCATCGCGGTCGCCCGCAACGTGAAGATCCGCCCGAACGAGTTCGTGATGCCCGCCCGCACCGTGTACAACCTGTCGGATGCGGACAGCACCTACACCGATCTCGGCTCGGCCCCGATCTTCGATCCGGCCAACCCCCTGGTCGTCAACGCCTAACCAACAGTCAGTTCTGTGCAACTATGGGGCGGCGGGAAAACCGCCGCCCTTCGTGTAGTAACCCTCAACCGCTCCTCAGCGAGGCCCGATGTACACGAAATTCAATCGGCCTAAACACACCCACCGGCAGTATGTAACCAAGGAGGAATTCATGGCAGCAATCGACGATCTTAACGCAGCAGTTTCGGCTCTTCAGGCCGAAGACGTGCTTGTGCTGGCCGGGCTCGCCAGTCTTCAAGCCCAAGTCGCCACGCTCAACACCACCATCGCCAATTCGCCGAACGTGGACCCTGCGATTGAGACCGCCGCACAGGCAGTGCAGGC